CACTGCCCAAGGATCCCTGGATAAAATCATGGTGGAGCAAACTGTGGATGTTCGCACCCGAGATGCCCATCAAGGGCAACATATTATTCTTCGACTTGGACGTGGTGATATTCGACAACATAGATCCACTATTCACACACGACGCTGGTAAGTTCATGATAATACAGGATTTCAATAGGTGTAGGATAAAGGACTGGAAACTGTCCAACTCCAGTTGTATGAGATGGGAGGCCGGCAAGTTGGATTACCTCTGGACCGAGTTCCGAGATAGGTCAGCACAGATCATGCAACAGAATCATGGAGACCAAGACTGGATAACGAAAAGGGCCAGGACAGACATCAACTGGTGGCCACAAGAGTGGATCAGATCATACAAGTGGGAGATGGTGGGTCTCAAGGACACTAAATTACTGACCAAGGACGGAAGAAAATGGTTCAGGACACCGGCCAAGATAGAACCAGGCAACAAGGTGGCCGTGTTCCATGGTCTTCCAAACCCCATGGAGTGTGCGGACAAGTTCGTGGAGGACAACTGGAGATGATGCTTGATTTTCCTATAGAAAAAATAGCACTGAAGATCAAGAGTGTCGGTACCTCCGGTGTGTATGTGTGGCTCAATGGTAAAGAAATAAAATTCCAGGATGTGCTGAGTGTGGACAAAGAGTACCTAAGTGATGATAATCACTTTGTACTGAAACACTACAAAGCAGATCCGGGTGACGAGCAATCCTACACAGAGATAGAATATTTCAAGATAAATGATCAAGACTTCACCGATGAGTTCAAAAAGATAGAATTCTCGGTGGATGAAAAAAATCACAAGGTGACCAACAGTACCTTGCCAAACAACTGTTACTTTGGTTACACGGGTGTGTTAGACCTGAGGATAACACAGACCCCCGATAAACTTAAAAGAGCGGCATGGCTGTTGGCCAACGACCATTTCCAGATCATAAAGGAAAATGTAAGGGGTTATGCCCCCAGAGAAAAAACATTCAGACAGGTGTATGACGATGCACGAACTATGTTCAACGGATGCGTGGCACCCGTTATCAAAGAAATCGACGATTTCGTAGGTGAGATCAAAATAAAAGATGTCAAGGACTACATAGATTTTCAAAAGGCAAGAGCAGATATTGAAAGATGGATTGGTGAGTCAAAAAGGTTGAAATTGAGTAACCTAGAACTATTTGATAATTTTACCTACGGTGCGGGAAATGTCAATTTTTTGGAGTCTTTCCTAAACCGCACGGACGAGGTGTATCTCGCAGACAAGTATTACTACTATCTGGGTGAAGTGACTAGACAAAAACAAATAAAATTCAAGAACTTCTTCGATGGCATAGAGGAAAATTCAAGGGTACTTGTGGAATTCCCGAATCCATGGCACTCCAATGAGGAGATGCTTGAGATCATAAACGAGGCGAGGGATAAAAATTGCTACATCGCAGTAGATCTCATATGGTGCCCGGCATCCACGAGGAACATAGACATAGACCTATCCATGTTCGATGAAGTGTATTTCAGCATGAACAAGGCATGGCCCCTACAACACATAAGACCAGCATGGCGATGGTCCAAAGAGAAAATACACGATTCCAGTACTTTCCAACATGATTGGAACTACGTTCAGAAACCACAACCAAATATTTTTCTTAAATGTATCGAGAGGTTTTCTCTGGATCACACGTATGAATTTTGGAAAAATGACTGTGACAAGATAAGAAAGGTGTTCGATCTACGTGAGACAGAGGTCATGTGGTTCACGCTAAAAGATGGGTTCAACTATGAAGAATTTAAAAAGCACACCAGCGAACACTACAGCATCGGTGATTTCGTGTGTATACGTAAACTGCTGGATCACAAGGACGAGTATTTTTGGTGATGGGGAAATCATTTGGAAAAGTTCGAGTCAAAAGAGTCAGTCCCGGTCTTGACGAAGTTCCGGAAGATTGCGGATACATGAAGAAGTTCCGCTTCAACATAGACATGAATTCCAACGGTATAATGGGTGACTGCATAGAATGGTGTCAGATCAACTGCGAAGGCAAGTGGGGCTGGTGGTTTGAACCCAGTGGAGAGATAGAGAATCCCAAGAACCATTGGGAGGACCAGAATGCCTATATGAGTTTCCAGAAGAAACGAGATGCCTCACGCTTCTGGCTGGCAGTCGGTGTCAACAACATGGGCAACAAGGATAGATAATTAACAGTATGAAACTTTTTGAAATCACAGACGTTGCAAGACTACAGATGGAGAAATTACTCAAGAAGAATCCAGACAAGTGGGCGGTTTCACTGATTGTCAATGGTGGTGGATGTGCGGGCTTCAAGTATGAATGGAAGTTCATAGACAGCAAGGACGATGTGAGCAAGGACGACTACACAGAGGAATGGGAGGGTGGCAGGTTCGTTGTGGATGAAATGTCATTGCTCTATGTGTCCGGAACCAAGATTGACTGGAAGGAGGAACTGTTTGGCTCACAGTTCGAGATATCAAATCCCAACTCAACTTCCGCATGCGGTTGTGGTGAATCATTTGGTGTGTGATGGACACAGCATTCGTTATAGGTAACGGTGAATCAAGAAAAATATTTCCAATAGAGACACTGAAGGAGCAGGGTGTGGTGTATGGATGTAACGCCATCTACAGAGATCATCCCAAACTGTGTGATCACATAGTGGCGGTGAACCCTCCCATGTACGAGGAATTGAAACAGTGGCACGATGCCACAGACCAGAGCACACAGATACACGGCATCGAGGACATCAGCCGTTGGAACTACATCTGTGACGGAGATCGCGAGACAGACTGTCCACGTGGTCTAAAACTCTACAGGATATGGCGTGGAGGGAACCCCAAGAAGGGCGGCCGGATCAAAACCGAGGACTTCTCCAACAACCGAGGTTCAGGCTGTTCAGCGGTGCTGATGGCGGCAGAGAGTGGCATCAAGAACGTGGTGATCCTGGGATTCGACATCCTGGGCGCACAGCAGTGGGAGATGCCGGAACCCAGTAGGATACAGAACAACATCTACAAGAACTCCGCCAACTATCCCGACAGGCAGAGCATGAAGGCCTATCTCAAGTACGAATGGATGTACCAACTGAGGCAGACTTTCCGTAGGTTCCCAAGCACAAATTTCTACTTTATAAATCGAAGAGAATACCTCGAAGGCAACACTTTCCTGCGTTGGTACTTCGATCAACCAAACATAAAGTCGGGCATATACGCTGACCTACAGAGATGGATCACGGGTAGACGCGATGACATCCAGTGGATGAGATTATAGATCACACTTCTTACAGAAGTGCTTGTGAACTTTTTTGATCCTGTCAGGGTCTATCATGTTCTTGGGCTTTTTGAATGTGTCTCCACAGGTGTCACACCTGAAGATGTACATGATGTTGTTGCGACGAACGGTGTGGCAAACACCCAGTTTGCTCTCCCTCTTGAACAGTTTGAGGGTCTTCTGCGTCTCTATGAACATAATATTATTTAATAAATACGCATAACACATTATGGCTAGATTAACTATAGACACAGGAACAGCAGGAAATCCAGCGACGGGCGACACTTTACGCACGGCGATGACCAAGATCAACACCAATTTCGCGGAGTTGGCGGGTGACCTACAGATGTCGGGCAACACACTACTCAGTGCTGACACCAACGGAAACATCATACTGGATCCAAACGGGACAGGACAGGTACAGGTCAACGCAGACAGATTGGTTATAACAACCACTAAGACACCAACAGCGACGGGTGCCACAGGCGACGTGGCGGGTTCCATCAGTTGGGACGCGACCAACCTATACATCTGCACTGCCAACTATGACGGTTCCACTGCCATCTGGAAGAAACTAATACTACAGGCGATATAAAATGGCGAAACAGACGATTGACCTAGGTACATTGGGCGGTGCCGACGGTACCGGTGACAGCATCAGGACCGCGGGCGCCAAGATCAACAACAACTTCACGGAGCTGTACGCCACCAGCGCGGTGCAGTCGCACATCGGCATAGTCCAGAACAACATCAGTTCAACACTGAGCAACGCGGACATAGTGCTGAAACCGGCGGGAACCGGTTCCATATCGTTCCCTGCCATAAGATTCAACGACAACAACATAGAGGCCATCCGTAGTAATGATTTTATAAAACTCGTACCAAACGGCACGGGTTCGGTCATAATAGATTCTTTACAAATCAAAGATGCTTCGATCAGTACCAGCCAGAGCAATGATAGTTTACAAATATCCACATCTGGTACAGCACAGGTCACTATAGATTCATCACTGACCGTTGACTCAAACATCAACATCAAGGACAATGTGATCAAGACAACTTCGACAAATTCGGACATGGTCCTATCACCGGCGGGAACAGGATCAATAAAAATATCAAACATAGACATGAACGAGGGCACTGTTGACAGTACAGTGATTGGGTCGGCAACCGGCACCGCCGGTACATTTACAACAATTACAACTGATTCTTTGAGCACAACAGGTGTACAAATTACTGACAACACGATTTCCGCCAACCAGAGCAATGCCAATCTAGAATTGGAGGCCAATGGTATCGGCTACATCAAGATCAACGGAATAACACTTCCGCACGTTGATGGTAACAGTGGACAGGTGTTAAAAACGGACGGTGCAGGACAGTTGGATTGGTTCACCTCTCCCATACTTTTTGATCAAACCCACATCGACGATGCCACTGCCACAGTCTTGGGTAGTAATTCTTCCGCTCAGGTAGTGGATACATGGGACGCCAACACGTACAGGAGCGTGAAATACCACCTGCAGGTATCAGACGCCACGGCGGACAGGTACAGGTTGATAGACGCCAACGTCACGCATGACGGTGTGACAGCCTACATCAGCGTTTTCGGTGGCGTGGACAACGGTGACGGCGACGGATCCAGCGTGTATGACACCATAGATTTCACGGCGGACATTTCGGGCGGCAACGTTAGGTTGCTAGGAACAGTAAATAACACAAACAACCAAGTTATTAAACTGGTGAGGAGACCCATAAAGGTATAACATGGCATACAACGCATTAGAGCTAGGTGGATCAGCAAACGACGGAACAGGTGATCCGTTAAGAACAGCGATGGATAAAGTGAACATCATGTTCACTGAAATTTATGCATCTCCTTTATTCACCGAGGATATAACAATAAGCGGAAATGAGATCAGGGCCAATAGGTCCAACGATGATCTGGTTTTCGCACCATCTGGAACTGGCGCAATATCCATGCCGGCCATCAGGATCAACGACAACAACATAGAGGCTACCAGGACCAACGATTCAATTAAATTGATTCCAGGTGCTTCTTCATCGGTACACATAGACAGTCTAAGGATCAGCGACAATCGTATAACCACAGTCACTAACACAGACCTCGAATTGAGTGCTAATGGTACAGGTGAAGTTACAATAGACTCAGGAGTGACCATAGACTCCAACATAAACATCAAGGACAACGAAATCAAAACGACACAGACCAATTCAGACCTTGTCATATCACCCTCAGGCACTGGGCAGGTGGTTATCGGCAAAGCAGACATCAACAGCGGTACCATAGACAACACAGTGATTGGCGGCACCACGCCGTTGGCTGGTACTTTCACGACAGTCACGGCGACAACCTCTGCTGTGACAGACGGGGTCACAATACAAGACAACCAGATTTTCACCAACCAATCCAACGCTGACCTGGAACTGTCAGGCAGTGGCACAGGAACTGTCAAGATAAGTGGATTTGCTTTCCCAACCGCAGACGGAACTACAGGACAGTTCATAAAGACAGATGGGTCAGGCCAATTAGGGTTCGCCACCGCCAGTGCTACTCTGAACCACTCGGACATCAATGACAACACAACTGCTTCTACCCCTTTAGCGGCATCAACCACAGGCACGATGGACACATTCAGCACATCCGCTTATCGTAGCGCCAAATATTTTATTTCTATATCAGATGCCACAACCGATAGATACGAGATAGTGGAGGCCAACGTCATACACGGTCCAAGCGCGGATAGTACCACAGAGGCATACATAACCGTTTTTGGATCCACAACAAATCACAGTTCACCTTTGGCCACATTTACAGTGGACATACTGAACGAAGAAGTTAGATTAAGAGCTACGAATAATTCTTCTAACCAATTGATATTCAAGTTCCAGAGGACATTGATAGACTTGTAACATAAAGTAGTGTAGACTACTAATAACTTTAGATGAGAAGAACCAATCACAGTAGACAACATCACAGATCACCGCGGTCAGAGATAGCACGGCTGGAGGAACAGCTCAAGCGTGCCACTGATCCCGTGGATCGTGAGGGCATAAGACAGCACATAGAACACTGGCAACGCACCCAGAACGACAGGCGCTGATCTCCAATAAATACCCGTGTAAGGAGTAAGATTCAATGGCAATACCGGTGTGGACGACCACGGCAGGCAAACTAGGAACTTTCAATGAGGAGGATAGCTCTTCATTCCAACTCAACGCGACCAATGCCACATCATTTTCCTTAATTGCAGGTAGCCTTCCAAGCGGAATGAGACTGACATCATCAGGCTTAATTACAGGAGTGCCAGCACAGGTTGCCAAGAGAACTCTTTACACTTTCGTCGTGCGTGCAACAGACGGTTCCTTGATCACGGACAGGACTTTCTCGATAGACATCGAGGGACAGGACGCACCAGTTTTCACAACAGCGTCAGGACAACTACAACTGGATGATTCCACACGTGTGGGACTGTACTGGGTATTGGACGGCGAGTATGTGAACTTCCAGTTCCAGGCCACTGACACGGACACGAGGTTGGGAGGGGAGATCAAATTCGAGGTTATTTCAGGAATACTGCCTCCGGGACTGACCCTACGAGAGGACGGATTGCTCTCGGGCACATGCCAACTCACGGATGACTACTTCGAAGATTCTACGAGGCAGATAGCAATGACCTTCCCTATAACGGTTAGGGTCAGTGACAGT